CATATAAAAAAGCAAACCACCTTCCTCAGCCACAAACTGAACATCTCCAACAGCATCTAAAGCATTCATATTCCGAATAGTTTGCCTATTATAGCACAGCTCACACTTGGTTTCAGAATTTAAACTTGTATTGGAAACAAAAACTAGGCGGGTTTGGTAATCTGCAGGCATCGAAACATAATCTTGATCTAAAACAGTATCTACCACTGCTGATGTAATCAATGATGGCAATGGAATTTTATATGCAAGATTTCTAAGTCCGTAATTCAGCTCCTGTAATAACATTGAATCAGTGTAAGAAGGATCTTGTAGCTTACGGGCAATCAATGCCAAAATTTCAGGGGTTGTCATTTACGCCTCTTCTTTGGAGATTTCTTTTTCGGTTTAATCTCAGCAGGATTTTTTATTTCAACTTCATCTGCTCTTGGTATAATTCTTTCAATCTTGGGCGATCTATACTCGATAAAATCTTTCAACGTCAAGAAATGTTTTTGATGTGCTTCCTGCAAAATAGTGCAAACCTTTTTACCATTGTCGTTTAGTTTAAACACATAGTCATATCCGCCCATAACGATATGTGTATTCCCTTCCCTCTTAATTAAACATTCAATATCCATTGCACTCTCTATGGTTGAAGAGGGTAGATTTTACCTACCCTCTCTGTTTAAACAAATTGTTTAAGGATTTTCGGTATAAAACAATTTACACTGAATTGTTCCTGCGACTGGTGTTCCTGCTGCAGCTACAATCTTTGCAGCTATAATCCGGTCATCGGTAGAAGTAGTTAGTCCGAGGCCAGCAACTACATTGGCTCTGATAACTCCACCTGCCTGTGCAACGTCGTCTGCGGTAATAAAGTTTGTGCTTGCCACAAGATCATCTTCGTCCGAATTAAGAACTCCAACCGATATGGTAATAGAAGTTGCTGAATCCAAGTCAGAAGTTTCAAGCTGAAGGTCTACGGGGATGTGCCCCTTGGGAAGCTGACAAAGCTGAACAATGTCATTAATTGCAAGGTCCGTTGTAACACTAGCCGAACCTACACTTGCGACCACTACGCCAGCCTGTGACGCTGTGACAGGTGCATGTAAGTCAGTTACATTGAGGATATCACTCTTAAAAGTAGCCATATATTAAATACCTCCTTTAATTTTCAAATACGATAAAATTATTGACTGTTGCAGCATCAGTAGAATTGTTGTTCGTAAATACAAACTTAATCCATCCACCAGTAAATACCGGAGAAATCTCATAGATATAATCAGTGGTAGACGAACAATTAAAGTTTTCAGTAATAGTTACACTTGAGCTATTTGATGGAGTCAAAAAGGTTGAGCTATCAAAAGACATGATATAACTCAAAGTACAATTATCAGAACCATCAATGTCATACTGAATACCTATATCACCGCCCTCGGTAATTTTGATTGCATCACTGGTAGTACTTCCACTGGCAGCAACAGTATCTCCCGAAAACACGGAAGAAATAGTATAGGCATGTCCTACACCAATAAGCCAAAAACAAACAAACAACGTCATAAAAACCGTTAATATCTTTTTCATATAATCCTCCCGTTAAGCTGGCTGTTTCGCAGCAGTATCAATGGCCATAACGCCGTAATCCTTACCACTCCACGATACCTTCTTAACGCCAAAGATACTTGAAGTTGTAATAACAACCTGATTACCATTATCCCTGGTTTCCTCATTCCACCCAAATCTAAGGCCAGTACCAGGAGATCCATAAGCCAAGACTGCAGCCTGCTCGCCCATAAACAAAGCTCTTGCAGCTTCAATATTACTACCAGAACCATAATCGCTAAAGCGAATAGGACTTTGATGTTCATGGAGAAGAACATTGTTATACATACCAAGGGATCCCTTAAAGACGGGGGACTTACGGCCTTCAGCACTCATTGCTGCCTTCTGAAGATCAAGCCAATCATTACTTGTGGTACTTTTTCGCAGGTCATAAGACTGCCAATAGTTCATAATACAAACAAAGTGTTTTTCACCATCAATCATAATCGGCTGAATTGCCGGTGTCTGATTATGTCCACCACCCATCATAGCAGCATTAGTTTTAGCAATGTCAATAAGGCTAAGACTCATCTTGTCATCTGCTGTTAATGTTGGCTTTGTTTTGCTACCGGCATAAAGAATATGCTCTGAATCTGGTGCTGAGAAAGCATTATTCGCAAATCCGGTATATGTTGTAGGAAAGTTAAACTCTGAGTTTGTACCTCTGGCACCAGAAATATACATGAAAAACAATTCATCCATAATCCTTGCCCACCAATCAGACTGTCTTGCCCGTGCAACCTTTCGCAGATCGTGAATGGTCCGCTTCCTGGTCATACGTCCGCCGGTATTAACTCCACCACGCATCTGGTCAATATACAGACCGTCAGTAAGGAATTTGAGGCTCTGCTCTTTCCCTTCAAGAACATCGTCTCCCTCTATTGGCTGCATCCCCATCTGAAGAGAAATATCAAAGCTGATATATTCCCCTGCCTCAGATTCAAGTTCTGTCAGCTTGGTAATAGGCATAGATGAATCTTCACTGCCTATAAACTTTTTGTTCCAATAAGACTTTCTTGCAGTATCTACAGCCAGAAAAGCCGAATATTTTTTGATCGCTTTCGCGTCATTGAGTCCAATCACTGTTTGTCCCATAAATCACGCCTCCTATTTGCGTTATTTTATTAATATATATATAGGTTGTGGCGTAAGACTTACTTGCTATTATTGAACAATGTCTTTGCCAGTTTTCTATTTTGATAAGTACCGGGTTTGTTGTGCCGGTGACATTTTACTAAGTGCAGTTTCAAGTTCATCAATGTTACCAGACGACATTAATTTGTCTATATGTACAAACTCATTTTCATCTTCATGGCTTGCAGCTACTGGAGTATCCTTCAATGATGGACTGGATTTTTTGCTTTCATTTTTTGCTATTTTCTGTCTTGGCGAAACTGTCTTTTCGGCTTCCTGCTTCATTCCTAATATCGCCCTTGTTTCCCTACCAGCATCTTCAAGCAACTGAGTATTAGAAAGTTCTGAATACTGCGTTGCTGTGATTTTAATATTTGCCTGCTGTTTAAAAACTTCAAAAACTTTTTTGTCTTTAAGGATATCTGCGTTTATATCAAAGAAAGCTTTTTGATCTGTGGCCCATTGGTCAGCAGCCTTTGTCTTTAACGCCTGCTCTTGTTTTAATTCAAATTCTTGTTGTACCTGTTCTTTTATTTTCAACATTACCAGTTGATCTTTGAGCTCATCCCGCTTGCTTAAAAAGTTCTCAAACGAAATGTCACCCTCTTCAAATTGCTGATGTAATTCTTTAAGAGTGTGTTCAATAGAAGAATCTTCACTAACGGTTTTATCTTCGACGTCAGTTGTCTCGGATTCACTTTTAATATCTGGTAACAAGTCTGCTTCGGTAGGTGCTTCTTGTGGATTGTCTTCGGGGCTATCAGATTCATCCTCGGAATCTTCCTGATCGTCTTCGGTCCCTGTGTCTGCCTCTTCTTCAGACTCTCCATCCTCAACTCCTTCCTCTGCATCCGATCCATCAACATCCTCCTCGGTTTTTGCGTCGTCAGAATATTCTTCTAAGATTTTACGTTCCTCTTCACTTGCTGCATTCAATTCTTCTTCAGTGATGGTACCCAAGGAACTATCAGTTGAATCCGTCATAAAACTATTTCTCCTTTTTTATTTATAAGATTATCCAGGTAAAGTCATACACTTAAAGTCATTAACATATTCGCAATCTTCCGATATAAGATACGCCGCAACAGTATCAGATTTTTTAAACACGACAGACGCACCACCTGTATCAAGTAATCTTTGCACCTCGCTACATATCCATTGAACATGATGTGATAAGTCGCGAGCAAATCCAACTGTTCCAGCAAGCTCCCCGTCAATTAAGAAAGGAGCTTTTACAACATCAAGTATAAAAATACTCTTGTTTATCCATCCAATTTCAATATATCTTTGTTTTTTTAATGTCTGTAAACAATGTGCATCTGTTCCAGTACAAACATTACCAAATGTGTGACAAAGCCCTGTAGTCCTGTATTCATCAAGCAATTCTTTATCGTCTTTGCCTATGATATATTTATCACATCCTGGCTTTAATTTAAAGAATTTCTGACACCATGTAGGATCACAAAAAACATATTTTCCATTAATATCTTTTTGCCAAATATATCCACCAGCAGTTTCAATGATTTTCTCAAGAAGCAGTTTCTGTTTCAACGTATCTTCGTGTATTGACTTCGCCATACCAATTAAGTCAGCAATTTCTTCAATTTTACATTTATATTTTGCAGTTTTTTGCAGGAATTTTTTCATAATCAGCTTTGTCCCTTGAAGTATAGTTCAATCATTGCAATCACCGTAGCAATAACGATAGTGTAAATAATTATAAACTGAGCCTTCATTGCTGCCAAAATACGTCCTTGCCTATGCAATTCATCAATAGTTTTTTCAAGTCGATCTTTGTGGTCCGTTAATTTTTCCTGCAAAACATCATAAATATTTAATTCATTTGACATATATCACCCTCAAACTATTTAACCTCGTTATTAGATTTCATGCCTCGTTCATTGTATTGCTTCTCTCGCATATCTTTTTCTTGCTTTATCGGTGTAGATTTTTCTTGAGAGGCTTCCTTCCGGTCCGACTGTATTGCATGCAACGCCTTTGCTTTCTCTATTCTTAACTTGGTTCTATCAAAGCTGATTCCAGCCCTGGTAGCTTCCTGGTTCGCCTTCTCTGTATCAACAGAGGCCAATTCTTTCATAGCTTCATAGTGGGCTTTCTCAGCTTCATACTTAGCTTTCTCAGCTTCTGCTTTACTCTTCTGTATCTCAGCAACTGCTTGCTGTTTTTGCATCTCTACTTCTTCTGCTTTCTGTTGATCTTTAGCCTGCTTCTTTTGCATTGCTTCCGGATCTTCAGGATCAGCAAAAGGATCATCCATACCATTGATCTCTCGAATACGAGCTATCAATTCCTTCTTGCCTGGCATGTCAGATAGATCGATAATCATATCAAGAATCTGAATCGTAATATCTGGAGGTAGTCTTGTAGCCATCTCACTTAAAGTCTCAAACATAGATGCTCTAAGTGAAGCATTATAACTATCTTCTGTGACAATAAAATCCGCCTTGCTTGCAGTGATGTCGTTTAGCACTTCACCGTCTGGTTGCATCTGGTTGATCTCAAGCCATTCAGGGCGACCCTTATCGCCAGTTATCCGGACAATCTTTTCCTCTCCATAATATTGTTCAATCAAGGATAGAAGAATTTCTCCAAGCTGTCTAAATGCACGTCTGTGATTGTCAAAGAGCCGGTTTGTAACAGTCATACCCTGTTCTTGTTTTGCTGAGATAGCCTTACCAGAAATAGCATTCGTATCCCTGCCAAGATTCTCATTAGTAACACCAGAGGCATCCATGATATATTCAGCATCTTGTTGCATCAATCTGGTATGCGCTTCAGCCAAAGCAGTCTCGTTGAATATCTGAACGTCAGAGCCCCGCTTCTTTCGTACTACTCCATCTGGCCTACTTGCCTCCTCCTGGAACTCTTCCCAATCATCGGTGGCATCATCATCTGCTATGATTTTATTTGTGGATAATATATGCAACGCCTTGCTTCGACGTTTATTAAGATCATCTTGAGGGCTTCGCATATTACGAATAGGACCATAAGGCGCACCGGTTTTCTTTCTACGCTTTGCCCAGATAGGGATAAAAGGAAATTTATTATGATGGTAAGGACTCACATCATCGTGAAGAACTATATTTCCAGTAAAGAGCATGCACCGAATTTGCATCTGCATAGAATCCACAAGGGTTACAGATTCATCATCAATCAACCCCTGCATTGCTTCATCCTGGTCATCGTAGGTCATTCCATCAAATGCCCCAAGAATGTCACCTCTTAAAATTTGAACCTTCTTAGGAGATCGATACCAGCACTCAACAAGCTTTACTCTTGCTCGACCATCCGGATCAGTATTAATATCGTCAATACTTGAAACTTCATTTTCAAACTCAATATAATCTTCAAAGGACTGATGTGTTTCATTGTCTCGATAGTTACCAGATTCAACCCTGATCTTTGCTGCCCTTTCAGGAAACATTGACATGGCCATATCCAGATCAACCCATTTGGACCTAAATATATACCTGGCATCCGATAAGTCAGGTCTTATAGATAATGGATCATACCAAATGTTTCGCCAGTCTTCATATTCAACACATAAAATATCTTTCGTATTATCGTTTACAATACCTGTTTCCAGCCAACCAACACCAGCTTTAACAGTGTCCTCGAATGCAAGAGATCGCTTCCCTGGAATATCAGACACGTCAGAAACATATTTGAGAAGTTTTGTCTTGGCTTCTGCCCCTGCAACATCGTTCTTTTCACGGGGCAATACATTCCAGTCTATCCGGTTTTTCCGTTCCGTTCCAAGTATCCAATCAATAGCAGTTCCGATTTGATTAAAGACTGTAGCATCCTGCCCACGGTCATTTAATATTTGCTTTTCTTCTTCGGTCCACTGCTCGTTATCATAATATTCATTGTCAATGATGGATTGCTCACGGCTGTCAGCCAATGCGTCTCTTGACTGATTCCACCATTCACGAACCTTTAAAACTCTATTCGTATATTCAGGCTTATCATACTTGTGCTTCTTCCGTTCAGATTTCTCCTGAATATCACTTAAATCCTCCTCACTCATTACAACAGCAAGAGGATCGTGAGCCTTGGTCACGGAATAACCTTCAATATTAGGCACGAAGCTCACCACTCTCGGTCATTTCAAAATTCATATTTTGTCCATTCAAGGTTGCCCGCATTTCACCAATGCTTTTATCACGGCCTGACGATTTTTTCTGAGGCGGTAATTTTAACAATTCATCAATGCCTGACTCAATCAGCCCGGCTATCTCGGCCATTCTCTTTGAACGGGTATGTCCAGAAACCAATAGCAAATCATCAATGCATAAGTATTCATATAACGATTGTGATACTCGCATAATATGCTCTTCAAACCTTGGATTGTGATCTTCAGAAAACATCCATGCGTCACATAATTTAACGTAAGCCTTCTTACTATCCGCCCCATTAATCTTCCGGTATAATATTAATGCGGGAAGACTCTTATCATCATATCCAATATACGCTGAAACTTCTGCCATGCTGAATGCTCTCCTTTTATTTAAAATTTAAAGGTCACAATAGCATAATGTTTAAACGATAATATATAGATAGTGCTTAGGAGTAGACAGAACCACGCAACACTATAGCGGGTATAGAAAAAGATTGACAGTAAATTATGGACAATAAAAAAGCCATGTTCAATTTCTCAAACAAGGCTTAGTTGATTTTCAGTTGTACCCGTTTCTGCCACCAGGTTTTTAAATCATCCGGTAACACTCTCCATGGGCCCCCTGGGCTTTCTCGTATTGCCGGTAATCCCTCTTTCTGGATTAGCTCTGCAGCCTTTTGTTTTGAAACACATAAGGCCATGGCTATATCACTCAATCCTACAATTAAGAAATTGCTCAATGTGGAATCACCTCAAAACCAAAAAGTTTCTTGAAATCATTTCTTATTGTTTGCTGGCCAATCAGCACACCATGGAATGCTGCGTAATTCATCAAGTTCAAATTATTCCAACAATATTCGTCAGGAATATCCTTGCCAACTTCAAATATTACACGCCCCTCCTTTTTGGTCTGCATCTTTTTCTTATCATCAACCTCAACAAGCTCGAAGTCTTCTTTATTATAAATATCCATGGCAATCTTCCTTATATCACCCTTGCATCCCTGCGTTTCCGAGAGAAGCTATTCTTCCTCCCTCGTTTTAGGTTTTGATCTTTGGGAAATGTAGCACCGAAATTGTCATCTTTTATCCTGCTGATACAATCAATCATATCATCGTGAAGTCCAACAGGAAAAGGAATGTATTCATCATTGACAAACACCTTCGTAATATCTTCCTGTACTCCTTCCCAATTCTGCTCAATGTTTTGTGAGGGAAGATAAAAACGTCCATTTTCACAATCAGGAATCATCCGCCTAATCCGATCTTCCTTTTTCATCTTGCCACCCAGCGGGATTATCGAAAACCGATAATTTTCCTGACTCATAATGGTTTCTATATGTTCAATGTCTGAATCCTTTCCATACTTCTCATATCCAACAGACAAAGGCATATATTCCCTATGAAGCCTTATCAGCAAGGCCGCACGTTCCGTCAGGTTCAATCTATCACGTACCATGCGAACAATATAGATGTTCCTATCTGAACCAAGGCCGATTATTGCCATGGCTGTATAATCACTTCCCTTCTTCTTTGAACTGGCAGGATCACATAAAAGATAAAGGTTTAGATGGTTATAATGCTGTGCTTTCCAATACTTTAACCACTCAACCTTGAATCCCTGACTTGAATCTGCTACCGGATTTTGAAGCATTTGACAGGAAAATGTAAAAGAACCCATATCTCTACGCTTCTTTCTCAACGTCTCAATATCCAGAAATACAGGATTACCCGTCATCTTTCCATCATCTGTTGCTGGATAAATCCGCTGTGTTGCACTCCCCCTATCCATTATCGTCTTATACGTATCGTTATAATGATACCTCGTTCCAATATATCTCTCTGTTCCGCCTCTGGCCCCCAGGTTCAAACTCAGCTCCCAGGCCCCCGTTACTTTCTGAATCATATCCGGGGTACTGACACTCTCAATCGTGACAACATCATCATAAACTAAAAGTGAAAAATGCCTTGAAGTTGGCTGACCGTCCACAAGGCCATGCGCTTCCACCGTAGCTTCCTTTGGGTTCGTTTTCCTTTTAACAACAATTCCTGAATCAAGACTCCACCTCGGACTATCCTTTTTTGGGTTATCATAAAGAACATCATCAAACCAGCCCTGCAATGACTCGTTACGTTCAAACTCCATCTTGATCTGATACAAAAACCCCTTCGCTATCGGACGGGTACAACTAAATATCCCCACCGTTAATTCAGGATTCCTTAATATGTCCTGTATCGTCTTACCATACGTAATTATCGTGCTTTTATAACTCTCACGGGCCCATAGGTCTAAATATCCATTGGGCTCCTTCTGGACTTCGCAACATCTATCAAACAACCAATCATTTCGCATATCAACACGGCCAAAACCATGAACCAATAAAAAATACAAGTCATTCAAGCACAGCCCACGGCATATCTCCTTTACCAACACAGGATCTGTTCCAGCACTGTCCATCATATACTTGTATTCGGCTTCCCGTTCCGTTCTCGCTGACATACTTCCCTTTACCTGTTCCATATTCGTGGATATAACTGCCAACCCTCTCCGACAGTCAGACGTTCATCTTCGTTATAGTCTTCCATTGTTTCATCTGGTTCAAGAAGAAATAACATCCATGTTGACATAGCACTCGTGTCAAGAAGAAATAACATCCATGTTGACATAGCACTCGTGTCAAGATGAAAACGATCCATCAAAGTTGAGTTTTCCGAAACACACTCAGGCGTGTACTTATTATAAAATCGCTTTAGTTGCAACTCTTCTTTTGTGTACTCGCCTCCAGTTCGCCTCTCTGGACACTTCTGGACATTAACCGCTATTACATACCCAGGGCCTATTGTCTGGTCTTTGGCCATCCTATAAACAACTACCTTTGTACCTTCCATCCAATCCAATATGATAGAAAATGCAAATTGATCTATCGCCAACCAGTTAAGTCCATGAAATCTACCATGAGAATAATAAAATATATCCCGTACAGTTTTTTTTGACTCTCTCCGAAGTATAAACTCTGTCGCAGCCCATATTGGATAATACACCTTGTAATCAAACCCGATATATCGTTCCGTAGGACCCCTTCCAATATAATCAAGAGCAGCAAGCCATGACTTGGAAATACCCACCATCTTAGCCAGCAAGTCGCGAGGTATTCCGTTCTCAACAAATTGATTGTCATCCGCCTCAAGCTTCAAATCTAAAACAGTTCTGGTAAGTGTTGGAAGAAGCTTGTTAGCATAAGCACCTAAATTGTTTTCTCGCTTTATCTTCTGGGTTTGATTCATCGATCTCCTTGAAAAAAATTTTCTGAAATTTTGAGAGAGACTTATGGGTTCTATTGATTGCTTTTGCTTTTTTTGAGT